GTAGTCGAGGGCATCGAGAAGGGCATCTACCGCAAGGTAAACATCACCACAGGAGATGAAGACACTGATCTTGAGCCAACCCAAGAGGTTAGCCAATACAGAGATGGCAAAGTCAAGCTGTTGACGTACTACGGCCTCGTTCCGCGAGAGTACTTGACCGAAAAAGATGAAGAAGTTGTCGAGTTGTTCCCCGAAGACTCGGTTGCTGATGACTACGCCGATATGGTTGAAGCCATTGTCGTGATTGCCAATGACGGAATGCTGCTAAAAGCAGAAGAAAACCCGTACATGATGAAGGATCGGCCGGTTTTGGCGTATCAAGATGATACCGTCCCGAACAGACTGTTGGGCCGTGGGACTGTTGAGAAGTCCTACAACATGCAAAAGGCGATTGATGCACAAGTCAGGTCGCATCTGGACTCACTGGCGCTGACAACTAGCCCAATGATCGGTTTGGATGCTTCAAGACTCCCACGGGGTGCTAAGTTTGAGGTAAAACCTGGCAAAGCCTTCTTGGTCAACGGCAATCCGAGTGAAATTCTGTACCCATTTAAGTTTGGCGAGACAAGTCTTAATAATCTGAACACTGCCAAAGAGTTTGAGCGCATGCTTTTGCAAGCCACCGGCACGATGGACGGTCAAGGCATGGTGACTCAGGGCAATCGAGACGGCGCTGGCATGTCAATGGCGGTTGCGACGATCATCAAGAAGTACAAACGCACACTGGTGAACTTCCAAGAGGATTTCTTGATCCCGTTCATTCAGAAAGCAGCGTTTCGTTTCATGCAGTTCGATCCAGAGCGCTATCCATCGGTGGACATGAAGTTCATCCCGACTGCCACGCTGGGAATTATTGCCAGAGAGTACGAACAGCAGCAGTTCATCAGCCTGTTGCAGACACTTGGCCCGAATACACCAGTTCTTCCCTTGATCTTGAAGGGCATCTTGGGTAACTCCAGCTTGTCCAACAGGTTTGAACTCATAGCGGCGCTTGACCAAATGAGCCAGCCTGATCCGCAAGCCCAGCAGATGAAACAGGTGCAAGAGCAACTGGCAATGCAAGCCGCGCAAGCTCAAATTGCAGTCAGTACGACTCAGGCCGAGCAGAATCGGGCAGAGGCGCAGAAGCTGTCGGTGGAGACACAGCTTATGCCGCAAGAAGTTCAGGCAAAGGTGTTGGCCTCTGCGACTAAGAATCTCCCACAAGGCAACGAGAGCAATGAGTTTGACAAACGGGTCAAGATTGCTGAGTTGATGCTTAAAGAAGCTGACATCAAGAACAAGTCTAAAATCGTAGAACTTCAGATGAACAACGCCAAGAGCAGTGTTGTGGACATGGAAAACGATTTCCTTGAAACCTTAAATACGGAGTTGCGAAATGGCAATAGATAAAATTCTTGGTAACGGCGACCTTGATAGCGTTGCTGATAGCGTGTTTTCTGCGGTTAGCAACTCGGTTTCCGAGGTCAAAGCCATGCAGCAACGCAAGGCCGCTGAGAATGTGCAGTTGGTTGTCGAGTCACTCAAGAAAATAGACACAGACATTCGCGTAAAGTTTGATAACGTCAGCAATGCCCTTGAAAAGCGCATCGTAACCATCCAAGACGGGCGTGATGGGTCTAACGGCAGCGATGGACGCGACGGCAAGGACGGGCGTAACGGTAAAGATGGACTCAATGGCAAACAAGGTGTGCCAGGAGTGCCAGGCAGAGACGGCGTAGATGGTGAAGACGGTGTTTCAGTCAGGGATGCCAAGATCGACTTTGACGGCTCCTTGATTATTGCTTTGTCTACTGGGCAAGAGATCAATGTGGGTGAAGTTGTTTCTCCAGACTTGGCCGAGAAGATTCAGGTCATCTCTACCATGTCTACCAATGGCGCGGTGGGCATCAAGGACGAAGGCAGCGCAATCTCTACGGGCGTGAAGAACATCAACTTTGTTGGCGCGACTGTCACGGCTACAAATTCTGGTGATGATGTTACTGTTAACGTAAGTGCTGGAACTGGCACAGTAACAAGTGTCGCTCTTTCTGGTGGAACAACTGGGTTGACTGTAACTGGCAGTCCTATCACCACAACTGGAACAATTACACTTGCAGGGACATTAGCGGTTGCAAATGGTGGTACTGGAACTGCTTCTCCTGCTATTGTTGCAGGCACAAATATCACAGTAAGTGGTACTTGGCCTAATCAAACTATCAATGCTAGTGGTAGCAGTGGTACAGTCACTAGCGTTGCGGCAACAGTACCAACATTTTTGTCTATTGCTGGTTCACCAATTACAAGCAGTGGAACATTAGCAATTACTTTGTCAGGTACTGCCTTGCCTGTTGCGAATGGTGGAACTGGAGTTACAACTTCTACAGGTACTGGCAATACTGTATTGTCAACAAGCCCAACATTTATTACGCCTATCTTGGGTACTCCAACAAGTGCGACATTAACTAATGCAACAGGTTTGCCAATTTCCACTGGTGTATCTGGACTTGGAACAGGCGTAGCAACTGCTTTAGCTGTAAATGTGGGAACTGCTGGCGCTCCTGTTATAAATAATGGCGCATTAGGAACACCCTCTAGCGGAACTTTATCTTCATGCACAGTAGATGGTACTAATGAAGTTGGATTTAAAAACATTCCACAAAATAGCCAAAGTGCAGCTTATACATTAGTTCTTACTGATGCTGGAAAACACATATTTCACCCATCAGGTGATGCAAACGCTAGAACATTTACAATTCCTGCAAATTCTTCTGTAGCTTACCCAATTGGCACAGCAATCACATTTATTAACATGACTTCTCAAGTGGTGACCATTGCAATTACAACAGACACAATGTATTTAAGTAATGCTGGCACAACTGGCTCACGCAGTTTGGCGCAATATGGTTCAGCAACAGCAATTAAGATTACCTCTACCAACTGGTTAATTTCAGGGAGTGGATTGACATGAGTGGCGCATTACAAGCGGTGTTTCAAAACCAAAGAAGTTTTAATGCACCAATACCTGGGGCAATTGGTTCTGCCTATGGTGGTGGTTATTATGCTGGACAAATTTCAACTACAGCAGATGGAATTCCTACGCACTATTTGGTAGTTGCAGATAAATCTGTTGGTGATTCTGGGGGATTAGCATGGGGGCCAATTTCAACGACAACAAGCATTACTTCAGTTATTGATGGCCCAGCAAATTCTGCTGCTTTGGCGGCATTAGGTGGGGCTTACGCCGCAGCCACTTTTTGCGAAGGTTTAAATACAGGTGGATTTACCGATTGGTATTTACCAGCAAAAGATGAACTTGCGGTTATATATTACTTTTTAAAGCCTGGAACATCTACAAATAATACATCATCTGGGTCAACAGCCTACTCAGTTTCTCCACAACCCATTAGTACCAACTATACAAGCGGTACGCCAGCGCAAACGGCGGCAACAAATTTTAGAGTTAGTGCGGCAGACCAAGAGTTTAATCAAGCTAATTACAACGCAAGCACTGAATCTAGTGCAGATAACAAATGGTTCCAAAGTTTTGATACTGGTTTTCAACGATCAACTTTTCTAAAAAATAGAACTGATGAACGAACAAGAGCAATTAGGAGAGTGGCAATATGATTTACTTAGCTATAACCCAAATTGATGTAGTAACTGGTATTGTTTGCACTGCGGAGCCAATGCGAACTGGGCCAGCATATCCCCAAATTAAAAATTGTGAAATTATCTGGTGCAATAAGTCAACATGGCCTATTGCTACAACCTCTGTGGGCGCACACACTAAAGCGCCGCTGTTCTTTGGTACTTGCGCTGACGATGCAAATATCTCAATTGCAGGCGTTGTAGCTACATACACTTTTGAAGAATACCAAGCATTAAAAACCGCTGAACACCAAGCAAGGAAGCCCTACCCTAGCTGGATTGGTAACGAAGAAGCTATGACATGGGAGGCTCCAGCGCCAATGCCGCAAGACGATAAAGAATATCGTTGGGATGAAGCAACAACTTCATGGGTTGAAACAATATGAAACAAACAGAGGATAAATCATGGCTACAGTAGCACTATTTGGAATCATCACACCTAGCAATGTTGTCACGGCGACAAGCACAACTTGGCCTGAAACGCCATGAGTGAAGATGCCACCAAAGATGCTGAACAGGCTGTGTCTGTTCGTGCTTCCCGCGACACCAAGCTGGCTGAGACTGACTGGCGCTATCGCCGTGATCTGACAACCACACCCGAGTGGGACGCATACTGCCAAGCACTGCGTGATCTGCCAGCACAGGAAGGATTCCCGTGGACAATTACTTGGCCTGTCGCACCATGAATCAGATAGACGCAACAGATGCCAAGCTAGCAACGCATGAGGAAATTTGTGCGCTGCGGTATGAGGCTATCCAGAAATCGTTTGAGTCAGGCAGCAAGCGCATGAGCCG